TATGATCTCCGCCTTGGTCTCTTCGGCAGTAAAACCGTAATAGCCAGCTGCCCATTCGTACACGGTGTCGTCCGGCACGGCTGCGCAGTTGCCCGCTGCTTGTTTCCTGGCGTTGCTGGTGATGTGATCCCAGCAGCCTTTCAGGCTCTTGCCCTCAGCCAATACCTTGTCCGCGTTTTCATCATTGACCAGGCAGTGGTCTATAATGTGTGAGCAGAGTAGGCGTACGGTTGCGCTGCCCATCTTCTCCGCCTCCTGGTCGATCTTATCAATGGCCTTTTGAATTTTCTCTGTCATTTCAGCGTTACCTCCTTGATCTGCGCCAGCACGCAACGCTGGCAGTGCTCGTCCAGTTCCGGCTCGTCCAGGCCGCAC